GGTCTGGTGAACACGCACGGGGTTTCCATGACCCCCTACCTTTAAATGGTAAAAACTGGGTGGGGAATTGAGACGTGAATTGAGGTGATATATGTGGCTAGGAAGAAAGAGTTAACGGTAGATGAACGGATCGACAAGGAAATAAAAAGTCTTAAGCGGTCCTACAAAGATCTACCCGGAAATAAAAAGGCATCCGCTGACAGGCTTATCCCAAGGGCCGCATATATGCGGGTAACGCTGGAAAATTACGAGAAGGACATGAAGGAAAACGGGTCCTATGAAATGTTTACCCAGTCCAAAGACACTCCCCCGTACGAAAGAGATCGGCCCGTCGCCAGACTTTATAATACCATGAACAAGAACTATCAGTCAATCATGAAACAGATAGATGATCTTGCTCCCAAGCAGGAAGCCAAACAGGAAGACGACGGGTTCGGCGACTTTATAACGAGCAGGCAGGATTAATGGGGAAACTGAATCTTAATCCTACTAAATACCCTAGGTCCGATCCCGATATCGTATTTGGAAAGACCAAGCCCGAAGTAAAAAACGGATTTAGAAAATATCCTGATGATTATAACCCTATCCTGGAGTATTGGGAGCAGATAGAGTCTGGCGTAACCCAGGTATCAAAAAAGGTTTATCAACAGTACGAAGAAATAGTTCGGTGGATTGACGGATATAAGGAATGGTTTTACTCCCCCAAGCGGGCTAATCATGTTATAGAATTTGCCGAAAACTATTGCTGCCACTCTAAGGGTAAAATGGCAGGGAAGAAAATAGTCCTTGAGCTGTGGGAGAAAGCCTATCTGGCGAGTGTATATGGGTTTATTGATATTGAAGGTAACAGAAAACATCAAAGAGTTGTCTTAATAGTCGGGAAGAAAAATGGAAAGTCCCTGTTAGACTCCGTAATGAGCCTTTATGGCTTGGTGGCAGATGGTGAAGGTGGTCCTGAGGTATATTGTGTAGCCACAAAAAAGGACCAAAGTAGAATTGTCTGGCTGGAATCAAAACGGATGGTTAAGAAGTCTCCGTCTCTCCGTAAGAGAGTTAGAACACTATCTTATGAGATCCTTTCCGATTTTAACGACGGCGTCTTTAAGGCACTAGCATCCGACGCGGATAGTCTTGACGGTTTAAATATCCATGTAGTGGTAATGGATGAGTGGCATCAATGGAAAAACGGTAGGGCCTTATACGATATAATGGCTGATGGCACAACCGCCAGAGAGCAGCCATTAATCATTATGACGTCTACGGCAGGAACAATCCGTGAAGATATCTTCGACGAAATATACGAAGAAGCAGAAATCCAATTTGACAACATGAAACTTGGAAACGATGTCGACGATAGGACATTGTTTTTTATTTACGAGCTAGATAAAAAATCAGAATGGAGAGACGCCAATAATTGGATAAAAGCTAATCCGGGAATAGGGACTATAAAGCAATTAAGAGCTTTGCAAGACAAGGCAATAAGAGTTGACAGTAATCCTCAACTCGAAAAGAATTTTGTCTGTAAGGAATTTAATATTCGCGAAACCTCATCGGAAAGCTGGTTGCCGTTTGAAGTCCTTAATAATACCGATAGATTTGTATTGAATAAAGAAGCCCACAATTTAATCCATGTCATAGAAGATGAAAAAGAAAAAGAAGTTAGGATTAAACATCCTTACCCAAGATATGGTGTTGGAGGAGTGGATCTTGGAGCGACAACAGACTTGACGTGTGCGACGGTTATTTTTAGGGTCCCTAATAATGACGTTCTATACGTCAAGCAGATGTACTGGCTACCTGGTACAATCTTTGACAGACGGGTAGAAGAGGATAAAATCCCGTATAATAGATGGCTTGACCAAGGCCTACTAAGAATCAGCGAAGGCAACAAAGTAAACTACAAGGATGTAACAAAATGGTTTGCTGAGATCCAGAACGAATCTGATATCTATATCTACAAAATAGGATTTGACCGCTGGGGCTCCACTTACTTTCGTGATGATTTAACTCAAACATTTGGAAAAGGAGTTGCCGAAGAAGTGGCTCAGGGACCAAAGACATTTTCGGATCCGATGAAGCGTGTGTACGCTGACTTGGAATCTAAAAAGATTAACTATAATGATTCGCCTATTTTCAAATGGAATTTGACAAATGCAGCAATTAAAACTGATACGAACGACAATATCGCATTGATAAAAACAAGTAACCGTAAGCGCAGGATCGACGGTGTGGCATCCTTTATGGACGCAGTTATTGTGATGGAAAATCACTACGAAGATTACATGAGTATGATATGAGGTGAGTAATTGGGATTATTTAAGAACTTTTTTAACAAAAATCCTTCTACAACTCGGTTTGAGATGGTGACTGAAAAAGGTAATGGGTATTACGCATGGGACGGTAAATTATATCGGTCTGATATCGTGAGATCCTGTATCCGGCCAAAGGCAAAGGCGATTGGAAAGTTGGTTGCGAAACATGTCAGAAATAATACGCAAGAGGGTTTTAAGGTCAATCCAGAACCGTATATTCGATTTTTGCTGGAGGATCCGAATCCCTATATGTCAGGGCAGATGCTGCAGGAAAAATTAGCGACGCAGCTGGAGTTGAACAACAATGCCTTTGTCTACATACATCGGGATGATAACGGGTATCCGACGGAGCTGTATCCGATTCCGGCATTGAATGCAGAGGCCATTTATGACCGATTTGGGTATTTGTATTTAAAATTTGTTTTACAGAATGGGAAAATAGTCACGTTTCCATATTCGGACATTATCCATATCCGACAGGACTTCAATGATAATGATATTTTTGGGGAGAGTCCGGCATCGGCATTGACGTCACTTATGGATGTGGTGAATACCGTTGATCAGGGTGTAATAAAGGCAGTTAAAAATTCCAATGTGATTCGGTGGTTGCTGAAATACACAAATTCGCTCCGGCCGGAGGACATAAAGAAAAACACAGAGGATTTTGTAAATAACTACCTTTCCACCGAAAGCACGACGATCGGGGCCGCCGCGACAGACGCGAAAGCGGATGCGACACAGATCACGCCACATGACTTTGTACCGAATGCGATTCAGATGGATAAGACTACACAGCGGATCTATTCATTTTTTGGGACAAATCAAAAAATCGTTCAAAGTGAGTATACCGAAGATGACTGGAATGCCTATTATGAGGGCATTGTTGAGCCTTTAGCAACACAGATGTCCAACGAGTATACCCGGAAGTTATTTACACGCCGGGAGCGCGGGTTTGGAAATAAAATCATCTTTGAGGCATCCAGTTTACAATATGCCAGTATGAAAACAAAGCTCGGACTTCTACAAATGGTTGACCGCGGGGCCATGACGCCCAACGAATGGCGTGAAGTTTTGAATCTTGGCCCAATCGAGGGAGGGGATAAACCGATACGACGGCTTGACACGGCCCCGGTAAAAGAAAGCAAAGGGGGTGAATAGGATTGGCAAAGAAAATAAATATCAAGGGCGACATTGTGCAGAACAACGATAAGTGGATCTATGAATGGCTCGGGATTGAGGCAACAAGCCCAAAAGATGTGCAAAAGGCGCTTGAAGATGCGAATGGGCAAGACATAGAAGTTGAGATCAATAGCGGCGGCGGGGATGTGTTTGCCGGAAGCGAAATCTACACAGCTTTGCGGGGATATAAGGGTAATATGGTAATTAGTATTGTCGGTGTTGCCGCCAGCGCCGCCAGTGTAATAGCGATGGCAGGAAAAAGTCAGATCACTCCAACGGGGTTATTTATGATGCATAATGTCTATGGCCGGGCTGAGGGAGATTACCGAGCTATGGATCATACGTCAGAAGTCCTGAAAACCGCAAATCAGGCCATAGCAAATGCGTATAAAGCGAAAACAGGATTATCCGATAAAGCACTCAAGGACTTGATGGATAGAGAAACCTGGATGTCAGCTGAAGAAGTGGTTAAAAATAAATTTATAGACGGCGTGATGTTTGAGACGCCAAAACAAGCGGTAAGCATTTATAATGGTTTTGGTGGCATACCGCCTGAGGCGATTGCAAAGATCAAAAATCAGGTTAAAAAGCCGGACGTTGAAAACAACGGGCCGGATTTTTTATTGCAAACAAAATTAAATATTTTAAAACTGAAGGGAGATATGAAAGATGAATAAAGAACAGTATCTGGCAAAGCGGAAAGAACTGCTTGCCCAGGCTCAGGAATTCATCAACAACAGTAAAACCGAGGAAGCGACAGCGAAGATGAAGGAAGTTGAAAAGCTGGATGCTGAGTATGAAACAGCTGCAAAGGCGCAGGCAAATTTGAATGCCTTGAATAACGACAAGAAGATCGTTGACCTCCAGGATGCAGGTAAACCGGTTGTTGGCGGAAGGGTGATTGACACGATGGTAAAGGAAAACCTTGACAAGACGGATGTTTATGCTTCCGTTGAATATCGGAAAGCATTCATGAATAATGTTTTGAATGGTGTTCCTATTCCGGCGAAATTTATGAACGCTGACGAGAGTACAACTACTCCGGACGTCGGAACGGTGATTCCTACCACAATCCTTGAAAAAATTGTGGAGAAGTTGGAAGCCACCGGTATGATTTTGCCACTGGTAACCAGGACGGCATACAAAGGCGGATTGGCGGTGCCTACGTCCACCGTGAAGCCAGTAGCAACCTGGACTGCAGAGGGTGCCGGAAGCGATAAACAGAAAAAGACAACCGGCAGCATTACCTTTAACTATTTCAAACTGCGCTGCGCTGTGTCTGTGAGCTTTGAAGTCAGCGTTGTGACTTTAGGCGTATTTGAAACGACCATCATCAACAACATTGCCGAAGCTATGACAAAGGCTTTGGAACAGGCAATCATCTCTGGTACCGGCGTCGGGCAGCCGAAAGGTATCTTGACTGAGACGGTTGTAACCGGACAGAACATTGACATTTTGGCAGCGGAAGAACCGGATTATGATACTCTGCTTGATGCGGAAGCCGCCCTTCCTCTCGCCTATGAGAGTGGCGCAGTATGGTGCATGACAAAAAAAACTTTTATGAAGTTTTTAGGCATGACTGACGACCAGGGTCAGCCGATCGCCAGAGTGAACTACGGTATCGCCGGCCGGCCTGAAAGAAGCCTGCTCGGCAGGACCGTTGTCTTGAACGATTATATGACCAGTTTAGGCGCGACGATCACGGAGGATACTGTTGTCGCGTTTCTTTTCAATTTCCGGGATTATGTCCTCAACACAAATTACAATATCACCGTAAAGCGATATGAGGACAATGATACAGATGATCAGGTTACAAAGGCGATTATGCTTGTTGATGGTAAAGCAGTCGATAAGAACAGCTTGGTAACTGTAACAAAGAAAGTGGCTTAATTAACGGGGGCGGCTGTACCGTCCCCTTTTTGAAATGGGGTGGAGTGATGCTGCTGGATGATGTGAGAGATGCGCTTAGGGTTGATGGGACGGACCTTGATGCCGAGATAGCTGATTTGATCGATGCAGCTAAGGCTGATTTAATCTTAAGTGGTGTTTCAGCGGCAAAGGTAGTTGATACCGATCCGCTTGTAAAAAGGGCTGTAATTGTATACTGCAAGGCTAATTTTGGTTATGAGGATCCTAATTTGTCCAGCCAATTTGCCGAGAGCTACGATAGCCTGAAGCATCATTTAACGCTATCGTCTGAGTATGGCTATGCCTAT